GCTAACCCTATCCGCGCGGATCACGCGGCTTTTCCGGATCAGAGCTGACACTTGCGGCCTCTAATTCCGATGCGCTTGGCTCCTGCTCGGATAGTTTTCCGTACTCCTCTATCGCAGCATCGAGGCCCGGTAGCGAGCCGTCCTCGATGAACGTGTTGACCAGAGCATCCGAAACCGCATCGCGCGGGATAATCTCCTGCCCTACCGACGTGCCGACCAACTGCCGTGCCGCATCGGCCTTCGTCTTGAAGACGTCAGCCTTCTCCTTTTCCGACATGCCCCAGAGCGGTGCCCACTCGTAATAGATGTCAGGGTCGCGCGAGCCGAGAGCGCTCCGGATCAGGCATTCGTCGAGGCGCGCCATTGCCGGCGTCATCTCGACGGTCTGCATTGCCTGCAGGCGGTCGTAATAGTTGCGCAGGTCGCTTTCGCCGGTGGAGTTCATGCCGGCCGGGGATTGGCCGAGAAGCCGGGTAGCCGGAATGTCGGCCGCACCCGACACGATCTGCAGGAACGACATCAGCACGTCGGGCAGCGTGGCGAAGCTCGCCGTCTTCTGCTCGTATTCCTCTTCCTTATCGAGCAGCAGGTCGCCGTTGATGCCCTTCGCCGTGGCCGCGAGGGTGTAGCGCTCGAGGATCTTCGCCCGGTACTCAGCGTTTCCAAGGTTCTGCATGAAATCCGGAATGCGGATCACATTAACCTTGGCCTCGAAAACGAGGCTGGCGATGTTCGCCGCGGTGCCGTCGGCCTGCTTGATCGCATCAACGACGGACAGGAGCACGCTGTCGCCCCAGCCGGCATAGTTCGTCGTTACGATGTCTTCGTCCGGCTGTTGGCTGCCGTTGAAGATTACGAGACGAGACGGGTGGATTTCAAGCTGCCCGCCATCGGCCGAGTTCAACTGGTAGACCCTCGGCTTGCCGTACCATTCCGAAGCCGGATCACGATCGATCTCGCCGGCCGTCAGATGGCGACGCGTCATTACCGTGAGGTAGTTCAGGCCGCCCTTGCCGATGCGCTCGACCTCAAGCGGCGCCGTCAGGTCCTGATCTCCGGTACCGATGACGAGCGCGGCGCCACCCCAGAGCCGCGCCTTAATGCGAGTCTCGAGCAGCTTGCCCATCAGGTTGAGGCGCTTCTCTTCGGCCTCGATCGCCTCGATCTGGGGCTTCTTCGCCTGCCAATCACGCCAGGCGCGGACGCTATCGAATGCCGGGATGTCGACGATCTTCTTGGGAAGCCACGCACCGCGGTAGGCATTGAGTAGCTCCTCGTCGGTGAGCATCGGCATCGCATAGACGTTGGCCGCTGCCTTATCCCGGCTGGTACCCAGACTCGCGACCATGTTTGTCAGGCTGTCGCGGACGAGCGCGAAGATATTGGCCATGTCCGCTCCTAAACGTTCGCAAGCGTGTACGTGGATCCGGTGATGTGCACGTTATCGGCCGCTATGACCGCATCAGCGAGGTTGTGCGACTTCACGCCGAGGTCTCTTTTGAGCTTGGCCTTCGGCACCACACGCTTCTTGCCCTCGGTCTCTACCCACCACGGTACGCAAAGCTCGGTGAACAGCGCATCGAGCTTTGCCCTGCCGATCTCAGAGGCGAATGACAGGATGTCTTCCGGCTTTATGGGCTGGCCTCGCGTCACTGCATTGAAGGTGAGCATCGCGCGGCGCGCCGTATTGGCCCACGCCTGCGCCTTTAGGTTCAGATACTCATCTTTGTTGAGCGGGCTGTTCTTGTTGAAGGGGTCGCTCGGTTTGTCGCCATCCATCACGGCGCCCCCGGCATGGAATGCGTAGTGCTTTACCTTCGCGCCCTCGACCTTGTTCTGCTCATCGATGTAGCCACCGACGAACGCGCCAACGCCGATCGTGTCGTATGACACCGTGGCTCCGGCATGCTTGGCCTTCGCCCAGACCTTCTTGGCGTTCTGGACTAGCTGGTCTTTATCCGACGACCAGTCCTCGGTGTCGACGAACACACCATCGATCTTGTCCGCGGTCGCGCTCTTGTCCTCGCCGTCGTCGGCAGGGTCGAAGCCGATGATATTGCGGCCGGTGAGGTTGACCTTCAGGACCTTGTGAGCGTCAACGCAGGCGTCCAGCCAGCGGCGCTTGAAGATCGAAAGCTCGCTGTCGCCGAGAGGCACGCCGCCATAGACGTGCTCGAACATCTCCGGGTCGCGTTCCTGCATCGCCGCGATATCGCGCAGCGCCTTGGCCGACAGGAACGGGTTTTCGGTGTAGTTGATCCGTCTGACGATGCAGTGCGGCGGCGTGTTGACGACGAAGTTCTTCCAGACGTAGTCGGTCACGAGCTTCGGGTTGAAGAGCAGGATCGCCAGGCTGTCTTCCTTGCGGATGGTCGGCCCGATGACCGTCCATTGCTCCTCGGTTAACTTTTCGGCTTCTTCCACCCAGAGGATGTCGACATCGGACGTGCCCTTGATGTCCTCAAGGTTTCGCTCGATGCCGTAAAAGATGAACTCCGATCCCGACGCCTTGTGGATGATCGTCGTCTTCTGGACGTCGTACCTCGCGCTGAGGCCCAGATGCGCGATCGCCCATTTCAGTTCGGTGTAGACCGAATCCTGTATGCGGTTCTGGAAACGCCGGATGCACAGCACGCGCATCTTTACCGGGAGATGGTCGACCAGCCGAATAAGCTGACAAGCGGTGTCTCTCGTCTTCGAACTGGACCGGCCGCCATGCAGAACGGCGATGTCCGCTTCCCCTAGAAAGACCTGCTCCCAGAAATCGTAGAGCGCTGGGTTGGTAACCGGGCCACGCGCGATCAGCCCCTTTTCTCGTCCCTCAGCACCTCGCGCCATGTCCGGGTTTCCGTCTGGATCGGGCCGCCATCCTTTCCGGTGACCTCATTCTTTTCGATCACGAAGCCCATCAGCTTCGCCAAATCCATCAGAGCCGCGCGTTTGTCGTGCATCTTGATCTTCACGCCGTTCTGCGTGAGCGAGACCTCTGACACTGCGGCGGCCGCCTCGTCGCTGATCTGGTCACTAGGGACAAGCTCGACGGGGTAGATGCCAAGGCCGTTCGGGTTAGCATTCTCGGATTCTGTGTCGACCGGGCTTCGGCCCCATCGCACCGCCTCGCGGATATCAAGGAAGGCGATCTTTGCCAGTTCGGCGGCGACCCGCTCTTTCGTGATGGCGAGCTTCTCGATGACACGCTCATTGGCCTTGCGGTCGTTCTCTTCAGCCTGCTTTAGGATTTCGGCCACGCGATTTGAAATGCTTTCCTTCTGCTTTAGAACGGATGCATTTCCCCGGTTAGGCTTAAACCCCGCAAGCTGATATGCCTCGTCGGCCGTCTTACCTTTGGCGAGTTCCTGCGCGAACTTCTCGTGCCGTGCGTTCTTTAGGACGGGCATCGGTTAACCTTGGGGATCAAACATGGAAGACAAAGACAAACGATCAGATCTGCACCGGGCAAAACTCGGGATGGCTATGGTATCTGCTTGCTTGGTGCAGACGCTGAATGAGACCGACCCGACGTTTCAGCAGCGATTCCTAAAGCGCATGGAAGCCGCCTATCGCGAACTGAAAGACAACACGGGCGGAGATGTTATTGAGCAGTTGGAGGCTCTTTCGTGGACGATGGAGTTACTGACGGGATGGGACCCCATCGGTGGGCGTCAGGAACCCTTCCTTGCCGACTATGAGCCATGACTTTGATGGTGTTGCAATTTTCAGGCCCGATCGGGATCGCGCTTGAAGATCAGCACCCACCGGTAGGTGGTCTTGTAGACGGCCTGGAACAGCTCGTAGCCCTTGGCGCGCCACTCGTTGGCTACCCGCTCAAGGTCGTCTTCGCCGCCTTCCACTTCCACAAAGCGGTAGTGCATTGGCGTTCTCCTCAAAGCGAAAGCCCCGCTACCTGTTACGGCGGCGGGGCTGGAATGTCAGTTGTCCGGAATTTCCGGATAACTCAGATCAGGCCGGCGTGAAGTCGAGATAGACTTGCCCGGCTCGAACTGGATGGCAGCGTCGGGGTTGTCGACATTCATCCGGAGCTCGCCCCACGGGGTCGCCTTCGTGAAGCGGCCATCCTCGGACTGAATGTCTTCGGAATAGACGGTGTGAAGGAACACAGTCGTTCCTTCCTTGCCGCTGCACATGAATTTCGCTCTCACTCGTGCCGTCATCGGCCTTCTCCTCTGTTGAGCCCGGTACCGCCGGCGGATCTGGTTGCGGCGGCAACTACGCCGACATTTGCACGCCCCTGTGCTATACTTTAGCGATTGCTGTACGCTCGAAGAGGACACAACGAATGTGGCTTGAATTGCGCGACAATAACGGCCCGATCTTCGTCAACATGGACAATGTCGTCCACTTCCAGCGGGTCGAGGGGCAGCGACGTACCACTCTCATTGCCTTCGCGGCCAACCACGGGGCCTGCGTGACGCTCCAGGTTCACGAAACGCCGAACGAGATCATGGAGATGCTATGGGAGGAGCACAACGCGGACTAAGCCGCGCTGCCTCTGCCTGAAGTAGCTATGAACATATCGGGAACGTTGTGGCGGCAGATTGCGCCGTACCACCTGTAGTCTCAGGCAATGTGCTCACCAGCATGGTATGATGCTAGTGTGTTGAAACTTCTCAACCTTTGTTACCCAGTTCCACCATCGGCGCAGGGTTTTCTGCATCGTTGGCACGTTCTCTCTGTGTCTAGAGAGTGGAGTACGTTCGAATGAGCGGACGGCATTATCCAGAACCGGAACACCACGCCTCGGCGGCACTTCCGGTAAGCATTCTGCTACTCGTGGTCCTCGGAATATCAGCCTACCTGCTGATCGGAGGTTCACTGAATAATGGGGAGCGGGTCGGATCCAAGGTGTACCTGCCCGCCGAGCAAATCCAGGATCGCTGAGAAAGACATCCTACCGCCCGCCGCCTGGGCGGAATGAAGGCGACCACCCTACCGCATAGACGGGGTCAGCGGGTTGCCGCGCTTGCCCTGTCGGGGTCTATCTGCATTTTCCAGCAGCACTACCGGGCAAAAGGACATAAAAAGGCCGGGGCACGCTGAACTGGCCCCGGCCTTCTGTCTTTCGCTCTCAAAACTCGTGCCAGTACCTCCGTAGTCACAAGTCGAAAGCAATGCGCGATTGCCGGCATGTAGTTCCTCGGCGCCGACAAATGCGCCTATGCCAAAAATATAGGGGGCGATCGGTTTCGGGACAAGTTGTCCGTTTGGGCTATACGCCCACTTTCAGGATTTAGGGCGCATTTCTCCTATGCGCCGAGTGTGAACTTTCGGCAGCGGTCCGGCGAGTGTTCCCTACTTGAGGTCCGCAACTGAACAACCGCAAATCACTGCAGAAAATCTATACGGCTTGCCGAAGATTTTCAACCTCTGCGTCAGCGGTGAGCGCGTTCAATTCACTGATAATCTTCTGAACGCGCTCTTTGATCTGCGGGCTTAGAGAATCTATAGCCCTCTCCGCCTGGTCGACCATGGAGACGCGAGCTTTTCGACCCTTTGGCAGGATCTTGCGCAACTGGCCGCGAAGGTGCTGGATTTGCTCGTGACGCTCGTTCTCCTTCCGGCAATGCTGCTCGTAGAGGAACGACTGCCGCCGCTCGTGCTCGGCGAAGTACAGGTCTTCGATGATGCCATCGGGAAACTCGAGCGGGCCGTATCCGGCGCCGCCACGCAGGAAGCACACTACGCCGTCGACCCTGCGAAGCTCCTCGAAGTTGAGCCTCGGCAGGTTCACGAAGGCATAGCCGACAAGGAACGGGAAGCGCTTCTGGAGGATCTGTTTCGTCCGGTGATGCCTTAACTCTGTATAGAACGACGGCATGAAGATGTCGAAGCCGTCTTTGCGGCAGTTCCGCTCGATGATGGATTCCATGCGACGGCTTTCCGGAAGGCGCTCGTCGGCGGCCGCCATGCGCTGATAACCGGGGGCCACGCGGATAGCGTACCAACGTGATCTCTTCATGTTTTTCCCTCGTTCTTCTTCGGCAATGACCGAGCATGGTGGTTTCGGCAGTAGCGGCCCGTCGTTTCCGCCGCACAGAACAGGTACGGGCCGCCGGTATTCAACGGCCAGCGACATTCGCCGGCCGCCAGTTGGTGGAGCTGCTTTGCGTGCGAGAGGCGCCCGGCGTCGTAGGCGGTCGCCGGGATCTCCGGTTCCGGTTTCGGCTCTGGCGCCTGTTTGCGCGACCGTGGCGGCTCACGCCGTACCGGGGCAAGCTTTCGCTTCTGGCGCGGTGGGAACCGGTCACGGTTGCGGTAAGCTATGCCGATGACGACGTTGCGAGAGACGCCAAATTTGCTCGCGATCTGGGAGGCGGACAAGCCTTCCTTCCAGAGCTTGGCCGATGCCTCGATGTCGACGGTGCGGTGCTGGATGGGCATGCCGCCCGCTCCTCTTCCGCCGGCTCGGCCGCTTCGATTTCAGCCTTCACCTTGCCGCGATACGCCATCTGCTCGGCGGTGACCTGGCTGGCATCGGGGAGAGCCAGCATGCGGGTGAGTTCGTCGGCACGCTCCGGCGATACCTGCGGGGGCTGGGCGTTTAGTTTGGTCTGGATCCTGCTGCGGTTGACGCGGACGGCGATCGGCGACCAAATCTCGTCGATAGCCCATAAGTGGACCGAGCCGGCCGGGAGCTCCCGCGATTTGGCAAGCTGGGCGAATTCCAGATGGTCGGCACCTTCGGCGACCCTGACAAAGCCCTTCTCCGCCAGCGCGATGGCGCGCTCACGCTGGGTGACGCGAAGGTCCATGAGCCCATGAGAGCTGGGAAGCGTTCGGCTGACGGAGTCCTCGATTGCCCTAAGCGTTTCCTGCTTGCGGATGCGATCCTCACGAATCAGACGGCATTCGGCGTTGGCCATGGCCGCAAGCTCCGCCGGCAGGGGGATGAAAGCCTTGTTGATGTTTTCGTATTCGCCGCGCTTCAGCTTCACGTAGGCCCGGCGCAGGCCGTGGACCGGAACGTTGCGAAGGGAGAGGCGGTATTCTTCGACCGGGTTTGCAGCAGTGATCGTTTCGGAGATCCGCATGCCGCCGCTCATGAGGCCTTCGATGCACTGGCCGATTTCGTCGGCGCCAGCCGGAGCAAGCTGCTCAGTGAGAGCGGAAATCTCCTGCTGCAAGGTCGACAGTTTGGCCGGCAAATTGTTCATCTGGTTCACCGTAGAGTTCTCGTTTCAGCCTTGCGTGGATGTCGTGGTGGCGTTGAAGGGATGGGCTTTGCGGCCGAGGCGGCGATTGCGATTGCTGCAGCGGCCGGTCGTCGTATTTTCCTTCGAGGATCGAGATGAAACTCTTCGGCTGGCAGAGAAAATCGAGGTCGGCACGCCATCCCCGATCGTTCTCGCCGCGGCAGAACCGGCTGCGGCCGATCCGCTCGATGGCATCGAGGACCGCCGGCAGGCCGTGTTCCTCGATCCGAAGCAGCAGCGAGCGACGGCGGGAGGCCGTGACTGCCCTCGGCACGGAAAGCCCGGACTGGCGCGCCATTTCCGAAAATGCCGTGACGACCTGGTCGACTGCCGTGGGGGAAGAGCCCCCTTTAGGGGGCGAAGGGGGTATAGGATTGGAGGGGTTAGGAAGGGGGGTGTGGGGGGAAACCTCCGGGGCGGAAAGGGTTTCGGTGTCCACCTGATTTCCACCTGTTTTCACCGGACTTCCACCGAACAAGGCGGAATTCCGCTGTTTCCGTTTCCGTTCGCGATCCCACTGCCGCCGCTTCTCGGCAGCACGATCGACGGCCGGAACCGTTTCAGCCTCAGCTTCGAAAGCCTCGGCAGCCACAAGGGCTTGGTCGATCGTAAGACCGGCCTCCAACA